TCCTTCGTCAGTAAGAACATCTCCAGTGCTTACACTAAATATACGTGTACCTACGTTAGGAGCAAAAGCATCTCTACCATCACCAGCTTGTGTACCACATCTAGCATTAGGAGTATTTCCTCTATCGGCATGAGTTCTCATATAGAACCCTGTATCACAATAGTTATTACTTGAGTTAACTAGAGCTACACTTATACGTGTGGCTGTAGTAACTGTTGTTGTAGTGGTATTGTCAAAAACGTTTAAGGCATACTGTTTTGCATAACTGATACTTTTTAACTCGACAAAAATTTCTTTGTTAAAATTTCCAAGGGGTTCTGTAGTAGTATCCATTTCTGTAGTAATGGACCTATTATTTATATAAGTAAAGTCGTTAAGAGTAAGTGTTTGTATATCTTCGTCATCAGTGTGCGTTAAATATGTGTTATTACCTATAGCATTTACTACAGTTTTTTCTGCTCCTGTTTGGCAATCCCACATTCTAACAACACCATTCTTTGCTATCTGTCCTATGTATTGTTCGTTTTCATCACGATAGTAATGAAACCATTTACCATCTGCTGTTGAATTATTTGTTCCATCAGATAAAGATGCCACAAACTTTCCAGCCGGTCTTTTTGTTAATCCTTGTGTAACGTCAGGTAAGGCGTTCACCATGTCTTTTACCTGACCGGGAATTTTTGACTCGTCAGGTTGTTGTGAAATGCCAGCCGTTAACGCTGGAATAGTTTGTGTAATGTTTGCCATTATCTAATAAGTGCCTTGTAAGGTTGATAAGATCTGTAATTACTTTCATGTGGAAAGCCAAAGAAAGTATGGTCTCCCTGCTCACAATCGTACTCATATGCTGTTGCCTTAGTTTGTGCTTCTTCTAATTGAAGTAACTTAACTAAATCAGCATTAGCAACTAATTGTGTCGCAGCTCTTACTGATGCCCTAGCAATAATATATCTCTGTATAGCTGGAGGTACATCATCAAAGGGTAGTAAGTATGTTATGTCAAAATAATGATCTCCACTAAAAACAAATGTGTGGTTAACATTGTCATATAATTTTCCATCCTTTCTTACTACATCTTTAGTTTTATCTGACAAACCTTCGTGTACGTCATACCTAAGATAGTTAGTAGGAATTGGGTAGTGACCATTACTATCAGGAGATCTTAATACATGGTCTTCTTTGTTAAAATGCCAGCCTTCGTTTTGCACATCTTTTGTAACTTCCATTAGAAGTCCATGAATCATTGCAATCTGTGGGTTGGCAAATGTGTTTGCTATTTCTTGTGCTGTGTTAGTCACGTCTGTAGTCACAGTTCCAAGTGTAGTTACAGGTGATTGACCAATGCTACCCAAGATAGAATTAACTGCGGATAGTTCGGTATCGGTTGCTATTTGAGTAGTCATAAATAAAAAAAGGGGGACACGAAGTCCCCGTATAAAAATAAAATTAGTTAGCGTTAGCTGGGTATTGGTTACCGAATACAGCGTTACCTGTAGATCCAGTAGCAGCACCAGCGATAAGCTCAACGCAAGCAGCAGGGTTCAAGAAATCTGCCCCCATAGCTAGACGTCCGAGTATCACATCACCTTGGTATACCACGGACACATCTCCAGATGTTACCTGAACTTGTGGTCCGATAGCTTCTACAACTCCAGCAGCTTCCTTCTGGAAGATTAATCCGCAAGAGTTAGCGAAGTCAGTAGCATTACCGTAGTTTCCGTTAATACCAGTTACAGAAGCTCTAGCGTCTTCTGCTGTTTCACCTACAAAGTTACCTAAGTTACCGGGAGATGCTACTCCGGGGTTGGTTGCAGATGCAGTACCAAACTTAGTACCATACTGTCCAAAGAACGGAATGTTCATTGACTTGTAGATTTTAATACCAGCGATCTCTACTACGCCTTGTCCAGACTGTAAAGCTGTTCCTTGTGCGTCACGGTTGATTAGACCAGATGTGATTACACCAGAACTTACAGTATTGATGAGACTGTAGTATTGACGAGGGTTTAGAACGGCTACTCTGCCGTCAGAGCTGACTCCTTTTTCGTCAAGAGCAGCAGCAGCATCATAGAAAGCGTTTACAAGTAAACCAGCATCATAAGCATTTGCTGCGTTACCTGTACCTACTCTGATCTGTGTACCGCCGGGCTCTGCAAAGCCAGACTTAGAAACTGGAGAAGCTTGTCTAGCACCTTTAGCGATAGCTCTAAAGATTAGTCTATCGTACTTTTGTGCAAGAGCATAACCGATCTTCTTAGAGATCTCTCCTCTCAATTCATAGTGTGCTAGTGTTTCATCTAGCTCATATACGAAAGCTGAACTGATTAATAGGTCGTCGCATGTTATGGTTTTTTCAGCTACTGGAGGTGCTCCGTCGCTGTTACCCATGATGCTATTTCCCGGTGTATGGAACTCAGCTTTTGTGTGTCCAGTGTAGATGAACTGTAAAGATTTTCCATTCTTAAGAGTTCTCTTCATAACGAGATCCCTTGCTATCGCATTGTGCTGGAAGCCTTTAAACATTTCTCCACTGAACAACTTTAAATAAAGGGCGCGTGGGTCAGTACCACCATTAAGCGCACCCGGACGGGTTAGCTTGGCTAACTGAGACGCACCAGTATTTTGTTGTGCTATTGTGTATGGTTAAATTAAAGGGTATATTGTATCGTTCCTAACGTTAGAATGTTGTCAGTCTTAATTGGTCTAACGTGAGACTGTCACGTTTTGTGGTCTTTTCCCACCGTCGACGGGTAAAAGGTATCCTCCTCAGAGGGCTTTTCCCAAATTGAGTAGGGAGGAATCGCACCTCCCCTAAGGTCAAACTACTTGACTACTCTTGTGTAAGCAACGCCACGATATACGAAAGTAACTTTCATTGCTATCTCCATATACCTAAGCCCCGTTCCATGCTTAGGAGTCATGCGTCCCCGAAGGGATGAACGGACGTGGCTGCCAGTGTCGGGTGACACCGGATATGATAAAGATGTTAGTTATTGTTGTCAGAATTATCAGAAAGTTCTTTATCAGTTTCTTTCTTCTTTTCTTCTTCTTCATAGAAGCCATACCGGGTGACGTTTGCTTTACCGAAGCAACCTCCTTCAGATTGTTGTGCCATTATCCTATTGTAGGTGCAGTCAAAGCAACTGATGTAGACTCAGTAGAAGCCAAGTCAAGTGGGAAGTTGTGAGCATTACGCTCGTGCATAACTTCAAATCCAAGGTTCTGTCTGTTAACTATGTCAGCCCATGTAGGAATAACTTTACCATTAGTATCTACTACTGACTGGTTAAAGTTAAAACCGTTAAGGTTGAAAGCCATAGTGCAGATTCCCATGGAGGTAAGCCATATGCCAACCACGGGGAAAGTACCAAGAAAGAAATGTAGAGCACGAGAATTATTGAAAGAAGCATATTGAAATATCAATCTCCCAAAGTACCCGTGTGCAGCGACAATATTATATGTCTCTTCATCTTGCCCAAACTTATAGCCATAGTTCTGCGAGACCTCCTCTGTCGTTTCTTTAATAAGTGAGGAAGTAACCAAACTTCCGTGCATAGCAGCGAAAAGAGCTCCACCGAAAACCCCAGCAACACCAGCCATATGGAATGGGTGCATGAGGATATTATGCTCGGCTTGGAATACGAACATAAAGTTAAAAGTACCAGAAATACCAAGAGGCATACCATCACTGAAACTCCCCTGCCCAAAAGGGTAGACAAGAAACACTGCTAGTGCTGCTGATACTGGTGCTGTGTAAGCAACAAATATCCAAGGTCTCATTCCTAGACGGTATGAGAGTTCCCATTGTCTTCCTGCATATGCAAGTACTCCTATTAAGAAGTGGAAGATAATGAGCTGATATGGTCCGCCGTTATATAACCACTCGTCCAAAGTGCCAGCTTCCCAGATCGGGTAAAAGTGCAATCCTATTGCGTTGGAGCTAGGGACTACTGCTCCTGATATAATATTGTTTCCGTACATTAACGAGCCGGAAACTGGCTCACGTATGCCATCTATATCTACAGGCGGTGCTGCGATAAAGGCGAGTATAAAACATGTAGTGGCTGCTAGTAAGCAAGGTATCATAAGGACACCGAACCATCCCACATAAAGACGGTTCTGTGTACTTGTTACCCACTCACAAAATCTTTGCCAATTACTCGTTACTTCTCTTGTTAGTGAGATTGCTGCCATAATTAATCTAAGTGTATAAAGTGTTTATTAAGATAACTCTTCTTCCGAGTTTTGGTCTTTCCATCCAATGTTTTCCTGTAAATAAAATTACATCGTCCTCTTTAGGGT